TCTCTAAACTTTAAATTAGTATAAGGACCATCAACAACATTCCCACTACCTTTTCCAAAATAAATATCCATTTGAGAACTGTTACCTGCACTATCTTCAAGTATTCTAACTCTAAAAGCATCATCACCACCAGTACCTACTCTTCTTGAAAAAATACTTCTTCTATCACTACCATTACCCATTTTCATCCACCAAGATAATGTCCAAGTTTTTTGATTTCCTGCACTTGAAAATGTTTTAGAGAAATAATGGCTTGTACTATCACTACCAGTATTATTAAACCTAATTGATTGGTCTATTGCGTATACAGGAGTAGTTGTAGATTGAGATGCTGCTCCTGCTAATATGTTATTATTAAATATACTCATTAAGCTGTACTCACATTCAATGTGGCTACTGCATGTACGTTGCTTGACGTAAATGTAATATAGTCAATTCTATCACATGCACTTGCACCTGTTGATAATGTTGGAGCAGTTCCACCAGGGAATTTATAATTAGCTCCAAATGATAAAGTTCTACTACCAGTTCCATCTTGTATTACAAATATACTTCCTGTCTGACCTGGAACACAGTTTGTTGGATTTTCTAAAGTTCTGTTATCTGTTAATTGTACTGCAAAGTTTTGTCCATCATTAAAGTTAATCGCAATACTTGCACCATCTGTTAAACTTACAATGTCAGCTACTGCAGCTCCATCCATTCTAATTCGTTTACCTAAAGTTGCTGTAGTATTTGCACCTAGTGCACTTACATAAACTGATTGAGCAGATACTGTACCTGTTATTGTACCACCTGCTAATGGTAAATGATTAGCAATACTTGTAGCTAGTGCTGAAGAAACTGTAGCTAGTTCTGCACTTGTTGCAAAATCTAGTCCGTCAACAACTGTATTAATGCTTGTAATAGCTGCTGCATTAACTGAAGTTAAAACTGATACTGCAGCTATATTAGTATTACTATTACCAATACTTGTTGCTAATGCTGACGATACAGTTGCTAACTCAGCACTTGTAGCAAAATCTAAATTATCAACTACAGTATTAATACTTGTAATCGCTGCTACATTTGTTGCAATGTCAGCTTTATTAACTGAAGTTAAAACTGATACTGCAGCTATGTTTGTATTTGAATTACCTATTGAAGTTGCAAGGGCTGCAGATACTGTAGCAAGTTCAGCAGAAGTTGCATAGTTACCACCATCACCTATGATTGCATTAATTGAAGCAATAGCTGAAACATTTACTATTATATCAGCTTTATTAACTGATGTCAAGGCTGAAACATTTGCAACAACTGTATTAATTGAAGTTATAGAATCTAAATTAGTTTTAGTTAATGCAGATACTGCTGCAACATCTGATGCAGTTGGAACTGCTGTGCCACCTACATAAACATTTGTTCCTGCAAAAACATTAGCTGCAGATACATCACCTGTAAATACTGCTGATGCACCACTAATAGGAACTGAAAAAGTTGCTGCTCCTTGTGGAACAACTAAACCTGTTGAAACTGAAACTGTACCAAATGATTGGTCAGCATCTAAATTTAAAGTACCACTTGTATTAACAGTTGTTGATGTTACACCATTAACAGTTGCATTAAGACCTGTTCCTGCAACTACTGCATTTACTGTACCACCTTCAGCAGAAGGAACATTTACTAGACCTGAACCATCACCTACAAAAAATGCTGCTGATACTGTACTTACAATTGTTGCATTGTTAGCTAATAATGAAGTAGCACTTACAGTAGCTGCATTAAAATCAGTAACACTCATTGTGGAAACTGTCATAGTTCCTGCAACATTTAATGAAGTTGCTGAAACTGTTGAGGCACCAAAACTCTGTATGTTACTTATTGTACTTGTTAAGGCAATACCTGTGTTACCTTCAGTACCATCATTGTTAGTAATGTTAATACCATTACCTGCAGAAAAACTTCTTTTATAAACATCAGTACCTGAAACAACTACATAACCTGCACCACCTGTAATGTCTACAATTGCATTTAAAGACGATACAGTTGCAGTTAGATTTACACCACCTATTGCAAAAGTACCATTAACATTTAATGTAGAATTGTTGAGTTGTAAAGGTGAGTCTGCATTGTCACCTGACTGAATAGTCCTTAGAGTTGTAGTAATTCCTTCATTAGCTGAAGTCTTTACTTGCATTAATCTCTTATATGAATTTGATATTTCTTGTCCAGTTAAATCAGGCATCTGTGTTACTCACTAAGTTCCAAAATTGGGATGTTGCTTCCCAGTTAGTATTTTGATTTGCCCAAGTAGTCAAAGCTTCATTTTGAGTAGGTCTTGGGTTTCTAATCGTTTCGTCATCTTTTACATTTGGTGCTTTATTTTGTGGATGATTATTTTCATCATAAGCACCATCAAAATCAGTAGGGCAAACTAATAAGCCATAAGAGTTTAACTTCATAACATTATGAGGATAAACAAATCCACATATGTCACATACTGCTTTTGCTCTTTTACCTACTGCCATTATATTACACCCATCTTAGGTGTAATGTAAAGTGATGCACGTTCTTTATCTTCAGTCATTGCAAAGCCAAGTCTTTCTTCGTACTCAGCTTTTAAAAACTTTGCTCTTGATTCAGATATTCCTGGTCTTTTTAATGACATATAATATGCTAAACCAGTTGTTAATGCAGGTAAAAATCTTCTAGGCATATCTGCATTTTGTATTGCAGATTTATTTACGTCCTGCATATAATCAATCTTTTCAATTTTTAGTTTATCAGTATTAACATCTGATAATGACCATAGATGTAATTGTACATTATCACCAAATCTTTTAACTGCATATTGTGAAGGTCTACCTGTTTGTCCTTTATTAGGAACTTTTAAATATTCTTCAAACGATATACGAGTCATTTCTAAATCTGTATTATCTCTATTAATAACAACTTGCATTACGTCACTTACATGACTACCTAAACTTACTTGAGACGTACTTGCAGCAATACTCACAATAGTTGTATTTGTTGTCCATAAACAAACACCTCTATTTTGCCAGTCATTTAATATAAGATTAATTGAACGTCTAGCACTTCTTGGTTCTTCACCAAGAGTTACTTCACCACCAATCATCTCAGTAGCTTCCTGTATAACGTCACCTATTTCTAAGTTAAAGTCATAAGTGCCTGACGTATTATTAGTTGCCATTTATTTAACCTCTCATTACTTTACCACCACCACGTAGTGCTTTACCCATACCTCTTAGTTTACCACCTTTTTTTCTAGATAATGCTTGTCCCATTTTTTTAGCTTCACCTTTTGTAATAATACCTTCTTTAAGATATTGTTTTATCTTATTATTTTCTTTATTCATCTCATCCATTTGTGCTTTTAATCTTGGATTATTTTTAGTAGTCTGAAGATTTTGTTGTGTAGCTTTTATTTCGTACTGTTTTTTATCTCCTATTTTAAGACCTTGAATTTTATTTTTTAAAGTTTTAATAAGATTTTTTTTACTAATAGGTATAGATTTACCTACAGCTTTATACGTATCTACTATAACATCAATTTTATCTTGTAATGTTGCAATTTTTTTAGAAATCTTAGTAGGATAATCACTATATTTACCATGTGTTTTTGTTTTATCTGTAGTTTTACCATAACCTGATTGTTTTTTATCTGATTTAAAAAATCTACCCATTATTTATATCCTTTCCCAAATCCTCGTAAAGCAGCTCCAGTACCTCTAGGTGCACCAACTCTACCACCAGATTGTAGTTTTTTAACTTTACCACCAGATTTTCTTGATGTTAATGGTCTCGTATAAGGTGCTTGAAATGCTTCAGCTCCACCAGTTTTACTTTTTTGAAATCTGTCTGCATCTTCAAGTTGTACATTTTTCATTCTAATATTTTTAGCATTAGCAGCTTTTCTTTTTACTACATCTGCTTTATAACCAGGTACATCTTCTATTTTATCTTTATGTTTAGATATACCTTTTAATATTTTTGTTAGTGTTTCTCCTGTATATTTTTCTGCTAATTTTTTAGCTTGTTCAACCATAGCTTCAGCAACTAATTTTGGTATACCTTTTCTATCTTTAATTATCTTATTTAATTTATTTATAAGAGATTTTTCTTTTGAAGAAAATCTTACTTTTTTTTTATTTTGTTCTGCCATCTGTTTCTCCTTTCAATATTTATTAACCACGTCTGGCTTTTCCATAACCACGATAGCTACGAACTCTTCCACCCTTATTCATTTGAGGTAGACCTTTACCTGCATCAAATACAGGTGTATCACTAGAAAGTTTATCCATACGACCTGTTATTAGTGATTCTTCTAATTTACCTGTTTTAGGATTTTGTTTTATATCTTTAGGTTTAATTACTTTAAAACCACCAAGTGCTTTCATTGCTTCAGGGTCAGCTTTAAGTTTTGAAGGTCTATTTATCATAGTAACATCACCATCTCTAGCTAAGATTCTATCTGAAGGGTCAAAGAGTGGTTTTCTTTCTTTCTTTTTATATTTTCTTGTAGGTAGTTTTTTATATACTTTTTTAGCTATTCTTTTTAATTCTGTTACAGTTTTATTTGCATATTCAGGAATTGTTTTCATAAACTTAACAACTTCTTTTTGTTTACTTGCAGGTAACTTATCAAATGTTTTACCTACAATTCCTGGAAATTTTGTTTTTATTTTCTTTTCAGACATTACTTTCTCCTTGTATTTAATGAACCACCCATGTATCTTTTAACAATACTTTCGTTTTCTTTTTCTTTTTTAGCTAATTGTATTTTATCTTGTTTATTAAATATATTATTTTTTCTTTTTTCAGCTTGAGTTATTTTAAATTGTTCTTTTCTTTCTTTTCTTTCTTTAGCTAATTTTTTTCTACGAGCAACAGCTTCAGGTGATTTATATTCATCAAGTGCTGCACCACCTAACATTGCAGCATATGTTATTGGATGACTGCCTGTTAGAATTCTTGAACTAAGTCTTAAAGCTTTACTTAAACCTTTACGAACTTTATTTTTTTTTAATTTTTCAGGCATTACTTTAGTTGTATCTAATGTTTTTAATACATCTTTAGCTTTACTTATTATACCTTTTTTTGTACTACCACCTTTTTTAAATTTTTTCTTTTTCTTTACACCAGGTTTCATTATCTGTTGTGGTATTGAACTTCTACTAATAACCATTAATTACTCCCATCTACAACTGTGTTATCTGCTCCTGCAGGACTTGCAGGTCTTGTCATATCGTCACGTCTAAATCTTCTTGCTCTGTTTCTTACAGTCTGTATTGAAGTTTGGTATCGTTGTTCAAATAAAGGAACAATCTGAAAGTTCTTCATAAAGATGTATGACTCTACCATACAGGCATTAAACAATGCGTCATAACAAAACTGTGTAAAATAATTATCAGGTGAAGCTGACGTTAATGTTGTTGGTCTAGTTACATGTACCACTTCACCATTACTTGTTGATGAAGGTGTAGGTGCAATCATTATTGTTGTATTATCTTTATGTGCATAATACTTTGGTTCACCTGTTGAAGCTGAAACTGACCAGTAATCTCTTAAATATTCATCAGTCTTTACTAGTATACTTGTCTTTGCTCCATTAATATCTATATTAAAATTCTTTACGATTCGTGTACCAGTTGGTAATGTAACAATATTATTACCTTGTGATACTGCTACTGATGTATAGGTTACTAAACCATAATCATCTAATTCATCTGTTAATCTTTCTTCTGCTCTATTAACAATGT